GAGTCATCCTGCGGGTTGAAGAACAGCGTGTTGCCGCTGCCGAAGAGCTGAAAGCCTTCGTGATCCGCCAGGAAGGTGAGTAGGTCCCGCTCGGTCGTTGCGCGGCTGAAGTTGCCGAGCCGCGTTACGTCGTGCTCGAGCTGGTAAAACTGGCCGACAGGTGTCGTAGTCGCGGTGACGTTCGCTTGTAACCCGTGCTCGCTCGCGATCATCTGCGCGATCTGCGAGCTGGTCTGGTTGGCGTAGGTCTGCAACGTTTTCGTATCTAGCAGCACGCCCGTTGCGTCGCGCCCCTCGATCTCGACGAGCTGCGCCTCCGGGTCGTAGTGCACGCGATCGACGTTGCCGGTGAGCATCGTCACGAAGCCGTTCGGCGACGTGGCCATGTCGATCTCGACAGGTATCGGCACCGTGTTTGACCAGAAGGCCGGCGTCAGCGCTGGATCGACGCCGATCGCGATCTTGACGCTAAACGTGCCGGCCGCGCGCCGAGAGGTGGTCATAACCTCCGCCTCGATCGCGCCAAGGCACGGCGAGCCGTTCACCAGCACGCGCAGGCGCGGCTGGTCGGCGGCAGAGACGAACTCTGACATGCTATTGGCTCGGCAAGCCGCCAGTGAGAGCGGGGTTTACGTCCGGGATAGTCAGCGGCATCGGCAGCCCGATGATCGGGTCCGAGAGATTATTTTGCAGGTAGATGCGCCACCACTGCGTAGCGTCGCCGAGATACTGCGCGGCGAGCTTATAGCAGTCGGTGCCGGCGACGGTGACCTTAGTCGTCATGTGCTTGCGTTCGCTAGGTTGGCGGCCATCCGGTTGATGAAGCCGACCGCGGTCTGCGCGCCGGCGAGCAGGGCGGAACCGCTGAACGCGCTGTTGACCGCGGCGATCGCCTGGACAGGCTGGCCCGGCGGCACGTTCAGGATACCCGGCTGTATCGGGTTGACGAAGGCCGCCACGGCTGTGTTGCCGAGCGCTGAGGCAGCGCCCAGAGCACCCTGCGCCTGCGTAACCGCGCTGGATACCGAGACGAAAGCAGCCGATCCGTTGGTCAAGACACCTACGGCCGGGAGAACCGTTTGCACCGACGACAGCGCTGATTGCGCTGCGCTGATCGCTGGGGCCACGGTCTGCACGACCGAGGTGAACGCGTCCGATACTCCGAGGTCGCTGGCGAGCTGCCCGAGCAGGCTCTGCTTCACCGGTGCGCTCTGGGTCGGCACCACAACGCACGTGATGGTATAGGGGCACCAGAACCCGTGCCGCTCGTAAGAGACGGTGAACTCTTCGATAACGACGGTGCGCTGAAACTGGCCCCACACCAGCGAGACTTGCTGCCCAACGATCCGCATAGCGTCGAGCTGTTGAATGCGCGACGCGGTATTTGCACCCCGAAGGATGCCGGTCCACGAGATATCGATATCGTCAACACCCATGGCGTCAATCTGACGCGCGCCGCCAATGAACTTGTGGACGGCCAGCATCTGCTTGCCGCCGAACTTCAGCGTCTCGGGAACCTCGAAGTCTTGGAACACCACCCCGCCGAGCGACATGCTCGACGCGCCGCCTAGCAAGACGTTCGCTACGGTGGCGATCGTGGTTAGCGTCCCGGACATTACGCCGTCACCGTGTAGTTATGGCCAGGGAATATCGGTATAGCCGAGCCGTCCCGGGTGTTACCCGTTAATGGGTCGGCGTTGCCGACTTTATTGCCCATATAAGCGAACAGGATGTTCCCGATCTTCTGCTTATCCAGCGTCATCGTGACGTTGGTAATGTGAGGGCTGCCTCCCGATGGCGCGACGAAAGATTGCTTCTGAACTGTCGCTTCGCCAGCGCGGTGCCATTTGCCGTCTGCGCCCTGCTCCCACCCCTGCTTGCGCATTTCCTCCTGAAGGTCTTGGCGCTCGTTTTTGTTGGCAGGGTTCGAATGCAGCAAGATGCCGAAGAACGCGCCGAGCGGGGAGAGCCACTTTCCGAGTTCGGCGAACCCTGCCGCGATAGTCGTCACGGTTGAAGCTATACCTACGACCGCGCCACTCAGCACTCTGAAAGCCGTCGCTACGCCGCTGAGCCCTGCGGCGACCACCATAACGGTCCCACCGATCACCGTGATCGCTGATAGACCTGCCGCCAATTCGAGAAGCGCCTTTGCCGCTTCCGGATGCGCCAGGGCGGCCTGCGTCAAAAGAGTGATGCCGTCCGTCAGAGTGTGCAGAAAGTTGATGGCGACCGGCACACCTTGCGCGCCGAGCGCCGTCATCAAGTTGTCCCACGCTGCTTGGAAGTTGGCGATGTTCTTGCTTAGGTCGGCTTCGTTCTGGATTTTGTTCAGTTGCTCGACGTTCGGCACGCGTTGCTGACGGTGAAATTCGTTCTGGAAAACGGGCCAGTTCGCGTCAATGTCGCTGAGAAGTCTGGCCGTCGTCTGCCGGCTTGATAGCTGGAAAATCTGCTGAATGATGTCGTCGCCACCCTTCATCTGGTGCAACTTCTGAAGATGCGCGTGCAGCCACGTGAAGGGTTTCGTTTGGAAATCTTTTTGATCGACAAGGGCGTCCGGGGCCATAACGACGTGGCCGCCGCGCTCAACCTTCCACGATCCGGGCTTCAAGAACCCGGCCGCCTGCATCGCCTCCGCAACGCGCTTACCGGCAACGACATGGCCGACCATCTGCTGGAACAGCGACATAACCGCCGTGCCGGACTTGCTAGAGCCCATGGCGTTCATGGCGGCAGGCATGAAGCCCCAGAACTCGTCTGCGTTCATCGCGCGGATGGCGGGGCCGCCTTGCTGGATCGTCTGCAAGAAGTCGCGCGGCTTCAGCAACCCTTCGGAAGCGACAATCGCGCGCACCATCGAGTCGAACTCAGTGGCGAACTTTTGCGGGTCAATCTTCCCGTCTTTACCGATCTGCCCGCGAATTTCGAGCGCGCGAACCGCAACCTTCGCCAAGTCGGTTGGATCGTCAGTGAAGTTACTTACCGCCTGGTTCCCTTGGAGAACCTGCTTCAAAACCTCCTGAACTTCAGGCATCTGGCCGAAGACGCCGAACAGCTCACGCTGCGCAGCGACGTTTCCCGCGACGGTGGTGCCCGGGACCTCTTTCGTCATCCGCCAGGCTAGCGAGCCGGTATCGGCTACCTGAGTGTCGTTGAGGCCGGCGCCCGTCTTGATCTTGACAAGTTCGTGATTGAGCTTCTCGGCTTGCTTGGTAAGGTCGAACAACCCTTTGAGCGCTATCCCGCCGACGACAACCGCGCCGAAGCCGATGGCAGCAGTCCGCAACGCGCCGAACTGCGTTTTCAGCTTTTCGGTCGCAACATGAACCTTACCTAGATCGCGCAGCAGGATGCCCAAGAACTCGGCGCCGTTGCCAGCGAAGGTCATGCTAACGCCGACTTTGAATACGTCGATCATTACCGCAGCCTCAAATTAGCGCCGGAGCCGATCAACGCCGCAACGGCCGCCTCGCCCAATATCCGGGCCACGTGCTCTTCGTTGCGCACCAACGCACCGCCAAGGACAGATCGCGGCGGCTGTTTCACCGTGCCAAGCTCAAAATACACCATCTTGTCGTTGTTCGAACCAACGACCGCTTCAGCGCGTTCGACCCGATGGCTGATGCTGTCTCGCATCTCGCCAGTGCGGAGGCCTGGCTCGTCTTCGGGGAACCCGAGCCGAGCGCGCTCATCCTTCGTGCGGTCAGCCAGGTCAGCCCACGGCGGGAACGGCCCTGCGGCGTCCTGGTAGTCGCCGATCAGCCGCTTCGCTTCCGCCTCTACCAGTTTCGCCGAACGCTCTAGCGCTGCGTGACGCGCGGCGTCCATGCGCGTCGTTGCTCCGCCGAGGTGGGCTATGAACTGTAGCAGGTCCATCAGCCCTTCTCCGCCCAACGGCCACGTGTCCAGTCGAACTTGTTGCCCTCAAATTGGCAGAAGATAATCGCCCAAGCGCTACGCTCTTCGTCGTCTAGACTGAACGCCACGTCAAACGGAACGCCGTTTTTCACGAGGAACAAAGTATCGTTTAGCGCCGGCGTCTCGACTATTGCTCGGATTGCTCCAAAGGGCCGGCGGTGTCCTTCGCCTGTTCGCCGCCCTCGACAGCCTTACGCGCCACCTCGAGCTGCTTTTCCATCTCCAGTCGCTGATGTACAAGCACCGTGTTGATCACGTCGTCGCCGAGGCGCTCTAGCATAACGTCGATCATGCGCTCGTCCCGCGGCAGTATCTGCGGAACGCCATCCAACTCGTAGACAGCGGCGCCAGCCATCACCACCCAACTATACGGCTGGTTAAGAGACTGCTCCGGCCCCATGGCCCGATAGAGCCGGGTCTGGTCCAGCACGTTGAGGTTACGGATTTTCACGCGGCGTCCGGCCGGCGTGGTCAACTCCGTAGTCTTGCGCGCGTCAGCGATGATGCGCGCGGACGGTGTTTCAGCCATGGCTTAGAGCTTGTTCCTACGGGAAGCTGAGAACGAAATCTTCTGCTTGACCACTTCGTCGCCGTGGTAGGTGCCGGCGTCGTCAAGGGTCAGTGT